TCAGTATAGAGTCTTCTGCTTGATGAACGCGTAGATCATGATGGCAATCATTATCAAATTACTGGTTAGGGCTGAGCCGCTATATTCAACCATGCCAACTGCCATCAGTATCGTCTCCGCTGCGCAATACAGAAAAACGAAGAAAGCTGCTACAGAGATTATCTTTGACAGTACTGGATTCATCACACGACTCATCATTTATAGACTTTTCCCGATCGTAACATGACCTTATTTAGCGCGCACGTTAAAGATTAGACATGCACGCCATCATGAGAAAGTAACTAACAAAGCCACGACTGATCTGCATTTGTCATCCTTGCACCTCGAACTTCTATCGATGCCCAGACAGCGACTGTACTGTTAAATTCAAAAACGAGATATCCATTACGAACGCCTACCGGATAGCTATTGTTTGGGCTACTTCCATCGAAGTTTTCGCTTGTCACTCGCACAGAGGTTGGGACTGCTGAGTTCGCATTGCTTTTGTACACTACCTCAAATATAACTGTGTTTGTGCCATCCTGTCGGTGAAGTATAAGCTCAGTAATTCCATTTGATACGGTGGATGTATTTGCGCTGTTACTAATTTTAATCGTTACACGGACAGTATTTGAATCAGCATATGTACCTACTGCGACATAGCTAAGAAGCGCAGGAGGAAGCGGAACGGCAACTGTGCCAAGAGGTGCTGCGGCTGGAGTTGTAGATGCTCCAGTATTTCTGGCGTAGTAAGGTTTTTTATATACCATAACCTCATCTACAGCTGAGTGCATTGACATTCCATGATAGCCCGCATCAGCTACCTGATTTTGCATATGAGGTGCTGACGGCTCAATAACCAAGTAGTTCAGATATGATACTCCTGCTGCAACCCCTGTGTTTTGAAGGTAAACAGTTTTCCACCCCCTACCCACAAGAGAGCCAGCATAAGATTTGCCGCCAATGGATTGGGATCTATCAGCTACTGTATACGGAGCAGTCTCAGAAATGTTTTTATTGTATTCCTTTTTTAATGGCATCAAATTGTATGGTATAACGCCTGCCGGATTAGATATTGGAGAGGAAAGGTTAATTGACATTCCACCAACAAAACTACCAACAAGATGTATGTCAGCAAAATCAGTGTCTAGAAAGAAACTAAATGACAGTATAGAATTATCGGATATTCTAGCTAATGACTTGTTAAAAACATAAGAGTTATCAGAAGAAGACAGTGTAACGTTTTTAGAGAAAAACCCAATACCCTCAGTAGAACGACCACTCTGCGTAGATGTGTAACTCGATACTTTTCTGAACTGTCCTAACCATCCCCCCGCCATTACAAATGAGGCAACAGCGTCACCATATTTTGCATATCCTGATTTGTTGAAGTGAATTCCGTCACTATACACATCACCAGGCAAATTATATTGCAGTACGCTTTCGCTTTCAAATACTGGACAGCCGTATTGTTCAGCAATAGATCTTGCGTATTGACTGAAGGCAGATGCCGGAGGGTTGGTATTATTATTGTATTGAGCTGTGCAGGTATGAACCACTACCCCACACCCCCAATTTATATATCTCCTGATCAGCATTTCATAATATTGCTTAAATTCGGAGAAGGTAGCACCACGCCCGCCGTTAGAGTCATTAATACCAACCATTAAATGCGCTACGTTTGCACCCGGGTTAGTTGTCCACCGGTCATACACCGATTTTGCAGTGCCTCCGCTAAACCCGTGGTTAAGTACTGTTACAGTTGAACTGGTAAATAGATTTAACCGCTCCTGGAGCCTCCCCGGGTACTGGACTGGAGCGATGGTGTTAGTATCGCCATTGATACCTGGTATAACATCGGGACTTGTCGTGTCACGTCCAACTGTCATTGAATCGCCAAGACACACGACTGTTAGAGCCTCACCTGCATAAAGCTTTTTATTAGCATCGCCAAGAAGCTGCCGATTCTTTTGAGAGTAGTAGGATGTTGCGGTAGCATTGATTGCATCCTGAACTGTCATTTCAGAACCATCAGGTCCATATACCCCAACTAAATCTGCACCACTTGCTTCTGCCAGATCACCACGCAAAACTGCATCGCTAACGCCAACCCATTTCCCTGAACCAACACCTCCTGTGGTATCCGGCGTAGATCCAGGAGGGACTACTTTGGGTTGTGACCAATCTCCGTCCCAACGATAGAATTCGCCGTCGCTTTCCCATTGCAAAACAGTGTTAGGAGTGTCGAGGGTAGCGCCAATTTCAAAAGATTTCTTCGGGATGTAGCCATAGTTCAGCATTGCCTGGTTTGATTGTTTTTCTATACCATACCAAGTTTTGCGATCTCTCCCAAATCTATCCTTCCATTTTTCATTTTGTAAGTCATTAGAAAGGTGATCAAAATTCTCCGCATTGTCATAAAGGTCCTGCGGAGCGGATGAACCTAACGGATTCATAGTATTGTACGTCGTCATATCAGCCTCATAAAAAAACCCGCATTAGCGGGTTTATTTTTGATGTTATTTAATTAAGTAACATTTCCGGGGTATGAAGAATCATCATAACTATAGAATGAGTCTCTATATTCCTTAGCAGTTACCTGACAGGTTCCGTCAGATTGTGGTGCTATTTCAGATATCAATGCCGAATATCCAATAAGAGACGAGTCGCAAAATATTAAGCGAGGCATCTCAATGCTAGGGTCGTTCTTCACAATGTCATTGAATGAGGAAATGGTTGGTACTGATAGTTGATACTGATCTACCATTTTTGCAACCATAAGTGATGATGCGGTTCCATCCTGATACCTGATAAGGGCTCTCGGATTTGGGAATGTCCAATCTAATGGTTCAGAAACAGTAATGGTTGTTGACCCATCTTCGTTATCATGAAGATCTTCTATTAAACAGCTTACTGTCATATTACCAGGAATGTCATCAGTCAATACAATGCGATCGCCAACGTTATAGCAAAGCGCATCCATTTCAGTTGTTGTCGTGAACGTCAGCCGCTGTTGAAGGTACTTCATTAGCCGTCTCATACCTATCTGATACGCACGGTTCTGATCTAACACGCCATCAAGCGTATAGTCCTCAACTTTAACAGGTGTTGGATTACCAGGGACACGGCATTGCACCGTTTCCTCAGCCCATGTAGTTCCGTTGATATACGTTACGTCAACCCCATCATAGTCATCAGCTGAAGGCGCTATAAAGGCTGTCTGAAGAGGCTCTGTCATTTCCTGAGGGCTAATTACCCCAGTCCATGGCTTAACACCTTCACGCGCAACAGATGCGAGTCCATCGGACAAAAGAAAATAGCTTTTCCCTGCGTTTGTAACCTTCTGGAACATTTCTAGGGCCGATACAGAGTCTCCTGTTGGGAAATCGAAGAACTCGCTATTTGGAGTCCAGTACAGCTCTTCAAGTGAATCTATTGCCTCATGATCCATAAGCAGGCCAAGTTCATCACCAATGTGGTAAAGCGCTCCGGAAATGCTACGGGAAACACCAGTGTCGTATACCCGCGTAGCAACAATATTAACTCGGCGGTCTGACTGTGCAGCTAGCTTGCCCCCAGTTTCAACGGTGACCGCAAGTGTAGTCACGCCTGCATAAGATGTCGGCCTTGTTAGCAGTCTTCCACGCAATGACTGCCAGTACATATTATCCCGGCTATTATCTTGGCCCTGCTCGTTCGTACGACGGCAACGGATCTCAACTAATCCAGGTGATGTCAATGTCACCCTTTCAGTGAAACCGAGACCATTTATATTTTGAAGGTTATAAGCACCGGTTTTACTACTCCAGCCGGAACCAGAACCATAGACCCGATACTGAATTTCCCATTGAACTTCGCGATTCTGTTTGTTCCCTTTTTTGCTATAACCACAAATACCATTCGGAAAGAAGAAATTGACCTCAAACATGTCCACTGTTTCATTTTCAGGACAAGAAAGGAATGGCCCCATCCAGGTGTCATTTTCATTCAGGCCGTTAGCTTCAAAATCAAGAACAGTACGAGGAGAAAATCCCGGCCATGTTAGATCCACAGCCCCATCGACGACTCGTTGCAATGTGACAGAACTCGCGTCGATATCCTGAATTTTATATTCACTACCTGCATGGGATACAGATAATCTTATATACCCCTCAGGAATACCTGTGAATGCAGTACCAGTAGCACTTTCATAGGCAAGCGTTACAGATGCAGTAATGACATCTCCGCCTACAGGCTCTGAGTGGGGAATGTAGTCAGCAATATATAATTGATAATCAATGCTGTTGTACCATAGCGTTACTGGCATCCCCACGTATGGCGCAATCTCAGAAAGAACATCGCTTGTTATCCTGCTGTACGCACCATCATTCGTTACGACATATGAATCAGGAACAATTAATTCGATAATTGCGCCTACTACCCATGAATCAGGAAGGTCGTTTGTTTCCGGGTTATCATCATCAGTACTCAACCCGTTAAATGTGATTGTCGTGCCAGAAACAGTTAGAGATTGAGCAACCACATCTTCCGAATCTGGAGCAGTCTGGGCCATATCCAGACCAGAACCAGAAGCGGTACCGCCAACCTCTGTTGAGTTGAACCAGTTCTCAGACCTTTGATCACCACCTACATTTTCTGAAGGCTGATAAACAGTATAGGTGAAGCCATCGTCCAGGGACGCAATTGGTGTAGAGCCTACCCGGATATCACCGTCACCAAATGAGAAGTTGCCGCGCCCCAGTACCACAAACATTTCAACCGTCATTACTGTTGGATCATCTGGCGAAAAGCGAGTGACGGGTTGAACAGCATAATCGGGGTAAATACGACTACGACCAAATAGCTCGCGGATTGGATCCCCTAACTTTGCGTTGTTGGCCTTTGCCGGATTAACATCCAGCGGGTTACCGGTCCCTGATGAGTACCCACCTAAATCACCAACACCAGGAGCAAAAAATAATGCATAGGCGACTGAAGCAACCGACACAGCTACGGCTATCCAGGCAAGCGCAACAGCACCGTAAGGAATAGGATAAATTCTGACGTCACTATCTGGCTTTATCGCGTAGTCAAACCATGCTGCCGGAGGGATAGTTTCACCATTAACCTCGATGCAAATCGGATGCTTCATATCAGGACGATAGTCATTTACGTTTTTTCCCATCCACTGATGAATGGTCACCGCCCCATGTTCATGAATTTCTAACGGCTCACCGGGTAGCCTGGAGGGGTATATTTTTATCGTCACTGCCAGAACTCCACTTTAATGAATCGACGTTTAAAGCGTGACAGAGGTAGAAAGGTGACATTGGAATCAGGATTACACTCAGCAACATGTAATTGCCCTCCGATATCTACCACTATTCCTACATGTGTTACTGTTGAGCCGGAATAGCAGGCCACTCCTGCACCTTCATGTGGCTCACATCTTTTAAGCGTGAGCATTAACTTTCTAGCTTCCCTATCAAGTCCGCCACCATCTTTGGTTACTCCAGAAAACTCCGGCCACAATGGCAAACCAATATCCTTGCGTATTTCGTTAACAATCCCAAAGCAGTCAAGTTCAGGATAAGCGCGACCGCCCTTCAGCCATTTGACTGAAAGGTATTTATCAGGATTAAACATGTGACTTCCTTAACTCATATAGCGAAGACCGGGATAATCAGGGAGGGTATAGCGGTATCTTGGCCATGCAGTATCAAGAATATTCATGTAGCCAGCAGTGATCTGCGCCTGAGTTGATGTCCATGAACCGCTTTTTATCGCTAACGTATATGGAACAGATGCAGGAGCAGAAAGGTCAGTAGAGACATAATTCCTGTACGTTAGGGATGCTGCTGAAAGATTATCCAGGGCGGCCCGAATCGCTGTTGAGGTTCTGCCATCAATATTATCAATGGCAAACTGTAGATCCTGAGTTCCATCACTGTTTCGCGCCGGGAGAGAGATGTCGATAGCAGCGGCAAGGAAGGTCACTACATCGCCATTTTCGGTGGTTGCGGTTATATCATCAAATCCCTTGCATAAATAATAACTATCAGAGCCAATATTTATTTGAAGAGTTTCAATAATTACCTCTTCACCAGATGATGCATACAACCGGTTTAAAATTGTCATCCCTCAGGCCACTCCCTGTTAAGAGCAATATCAATAATGCTACTGTTGATAATGTAATCTGGAAAATCACCCCAGCCAGGCGCAAGGATAGGTCGTTCCCATAATTCAAGTGTTGCGGTATAGCGCCAGTAATTACCACCCTCTATGGTCGGCCCCTCATAGATATCTACGAACCGGCAAACATAAATGTCAGCTACTCCCAGTGGGGATCTCAGTGGCATATTAAACCAGTCTGCGCCATCCGTGATGACGTCACGATACCAGGACTCAAACAACTGGGATTCAGGATCAGTAAAAAGCCATGAAACGGCCGCTTGTGTTGGCGTAGAGGTGTATAACCTGCGCTGCCTTGCTCTTCCTGACGTCAGTTCTGTCCTCAGCAAAGGACTAACTGGCTTCATCCCAAAAGATTCCTGCAAAGGAATGGGCAGATAGTCCCTCGGGTAATTTATGCTGGTAGTCTTAGCCATTACCCTGTTCTCCTGTTTGTATTCCAGCGAGACATAGCTTTTGAAATATTCCCTTTCCCGCTAGCCAAGTCACTTGCTGCCTGGTCATACCCCATTCTTGCGCCTTCAGCCGTTGCCTGCTTCATCATTGCTATTTGGGTATCAGATGGATCACCGTTAACATTCATATGGATTACCGGGGAGAAGTTCGCACCTGTGGAAGATTGCTGATTAACTCTATTCAGAGTCTCATCCAGTTTTGCGGATGTCTGAGATGTCACAACGCGCTCCCCTTTCTGCAGAAGCCATGTACCAGTCTCAGGAACACTATCAATACCATCATGGGCCATACCTGCCAGTGCAGATACTCCAACAGCGGCAACAAGCGGTGTAGTTACTGCCGCTGCTGCTGCCATTGCTGCAGGCGCTAACCCGGGGCCTATAATCGGGATGGCTGCGGTTGATGCATAAGCAGCAATCTGTGCCTGTAATGATGAGGCCTGGGCATTTGCGAGCATAGATGCAGCAGCACTTGCTTGGGTAGTTTTCCCAACAAGTAGCTGAACAGCCTGATAAACGAGCCATTGTGCGGCCATATCAGATAAAGTCTTGATGATGGTTTCGCCAAGTCCCGAAAAGATATTGCTGAAGAAATCCCCTAAGTCCTCTGCACCATGTACAAGTTCTTGTAGGTTATCTGAGATCGTAGATGTTGCTCCGCCGAGGATTGACGTCATTGCATCTGCCGCTGTCTGATAATAATCGGCTGAATTATCTGCGTAATCACTAAGCGCATCCATTATGCCGCTTTGCCAGTCGCCCATTTGAGCATCAGACTTTTTGTAATAGTCCTGCTGAATTTCCAGTCGTTCATCAAGTGACTGCTGAAGGGCCAGTGTCTCCTGGTCATAAAGGGATTTACTTATCTCCCCGTTCTGATACTGCTTTTGCAAATCTTCTTGTTTGTCGAGAAATCCACGCTGGATATCTAGCAACTCTTTCATGCGCTGCCGGGTTTTATCACCCATGCCTGCACCAATAAATTCTGCATCATTAGCAGCTTTATCATTATTGTTTTGTTTGCTGAGATTGGCTGAGAACTCGGCAAGTTTCAGATTTTCTTCATTGGCTTTCTTAAGCTCTTTCAAGCGGTCAACTTCGGTAGCTAATTGCTCCAGTCTGGTTTTTTGGGCGCTATTGAGACCTGTTAATTTTCCGGTGGATATATCAAAACGAAGTTTCTCTACCTCTGTAACATCACCAGTCTTTTTGCCAGAGGTATCAATCAGGGAAATCTGCCGTTGATAGCTCAACTCAAGCGCCTGATATGCGGACTGAAGTTTTTTTACCTCCGCCGCTCGCGGATCGGCTTTTGGTTTACCATTCGTTCCACCAGGCTCAAGCTGGTAATTGCTTTTTACTGGGGCTTCTGGCTTATTTTCAGACTGGGGGAATTGGGAACTTTTCAAAAAACTGAGCCGCTTTTGCAATTCAGCCCGTTCCGCCTCTTTCCCGGATATGTCCATACCGATGCGGTTCATATCGGCCATCCAGCCTTTATCATCCAGATCGGCATTTAAGTTACGGATGCGGCGTTCTATTTCAGAAACTGAAGCATCATTTCCAACCGGCTTACCACCCTTATATAAATCAATAAGTTTTCCAGCTTCACTGCCCACCTTCACAAGCCAGGTGGCAAGGTCAACAACGCCACCAACCAGGTCTGTTAGGCCCTGAATCACCTGCGGGTCTTTGAAAACATCCCCCATGTCAGTGATCGCATTCTGTAATCCAGAAAGGTCTACATTGGCAAGACCCGTAGCAATTTCGAGCTTTACGCCGCTTACCTGTGTCTCCATGTCCTCAAACAAGGCGTTTACTTTCACCAGCTTTTCGATGTCAGCATCATCAGGGGCAACACCGAACTGCTTTGCCGCATCCAGATACTGACGAAGCTTTTCACCACCCTGATCAAGTAATGGCAAGAGCTTTGAAAGATCATTGCCCAAACTTTCGAGGATAGTTGTTTTTTCGGCGTTAGTTTTTATCTTACCGAGGGCATCACTGATTGCGAGAAGTTGTTTATCAGGTGATTCCCCGGCTAGTTTTTTAGCTGATAGTCCCAGCGCATCAAGGGCACCGACAGCTTCACCGGATTTATTTAAGACAGCATCGCCAATCTTATCGCCAATATCCTTAAAGATATCAGCCATCTGATCGCCAGATACGCCAGCTTTTTCTGCGGCATACTGCCAGGCAAGTAGAGACTGAGTAGACATATTAAGCGACTTAGCCCAACGGTCTGTTTCAGTAATCTGCTTGGAGGTGGTTTTCAGAAGATTATAACCGGCAACGCCTACTCCAATTGCTGCTGCGCTAGCAGCAGTCGCGAAAGAGGTGAACGCTGTGGCTGCTGCCTTAGCATCTGATTGTACCTGCTTACGCCATTTTTGAGATGCTCGATCAGCCTGGCTAAGGCCAGAGACAAAACCACCAACCTTAGCCACCAGGTCGATAGTCAACGTGCCGAGGGATTTACCAGCCATGCTATGTCCACTCCTGCATAGCCTGCTCCAGTGAAATGGAAGGCTCGTTAATGTGTGGTGTGAAGTCTGTTACTTTGAAGGAGGGTGAATCTTTTCCACGGTTGACGTTTGCCAGCACAGAAGAAATTAGGCCAGCGGCCCACTCGGTACGCATCATTCCGTTAAGGCTTCCGTACTTTTGACGGTAAAGAACCCAGTCTCGGTATTCAGTAACGCTAACACGCTCCCTTGCTTCGGCAATGGTGCGACCGCCGATCCCGTTGAGAACTAATTCACACCAGAATTCGTCTTCTGCGCTGAGTTCGCCTTTCCCAGGTCGTTTACCTGCTGAATAGCCACAAGCAGAGCTACGGTAAGAGCACCATCAAGTGCGCCGCGATCAGGTTCTGCTTCACCAGTGATATCGTCGACAGTGAAAACAGGTGCACCATTTTCATCACAGATTGATGCAGCAATACGCCCTGCAACACCATCAATTTTTCCCACTGCTGAAAGAACATTCGATATCGCGTCGTGATAACCCATTGGGCGGATATAAACGGTAGCTGTGATCTCCTTATCTCCTTGCTTCCAGGTAATTTCTTTTTCAACAGGACGACCAGTGAACGCCCCTGCCTGTTTCAACGAATCCATATTCAGTTTCATTTCTTTCCTCTCAATTTGCGGGGTTTCCCCCGCTCATTAATGCCAGATTATTAGCTCGTTGGTTGGGCTTTTGGCACCCAAACACCCTGCCCTGAACGCTGAATAGTTGCAGAGGTTTGTACGACCGTATTAGCCTGGAAGTCGAACGGGAAATCTGAAACATATCCCTGGAATACATACCAGGTGCGGGTGTCCGGCAGAGAAAGACCATCTACTGCATCTGGATCACCAGAAGTAGCTACCGTTGGGTCATCCGTTCCATCTGCCCATCCGATAGCAAAAGTCAGGTCTGACTGATCGCTTGATTCTGCCAAGTTACTAAGCATAACGTGACTAGCATTTGCCGGGTCGGCATTTAGAGCAACCGTCGCCTGACCAGGAGTTCTCAGTCCTTTTTTATATCGACGCGTGTTAGTTTCGCTCAGACAGGTATCCTCAATCTGATCTGCTGGGCTACTACCAGGTGAGAATGAAGTAATACATTCAACTTCACTGACCACACCGTTATTCAGAACGTACATCTGAGTGCCTTGAGTCACTACTGACATAATTATCTCCGGGTATAAAAAAACCGGCTCAAGGCCGGTTATGGAATGTTTGTTATCGATTGACTATCCAGTCAACGTCGAATGAGTATCGATACCTGAGTGTTTCAGGGTCTCGCGTCTGGTTACCCCATCGAACGATGTTTGCTTTTACCTCAATTGCATTACGCATAGCTTTAGCGACAGCAATGGCCTCATCAGGGGTATCGGCATAGATATCAACCTGAAGCGAATACATGTCCGCATCTGGTCGTTGATTGAGGAAATTTTCAGGAGAACCGTTGATGTTCTGCCAGACGGCATATGGATAAACAACGTTATCGTCCTGAATGCCGAAAGGGTAGATTCTTACCGGATTACTTCCAAGTAAGGCAGTGACTTCAGGACTCGACGAGCAAACAGGAAAAATAGGAGCAATCATGTTGTCTCTCCTTTCTTCTGTGCTCGTTTGATAGCACGGTCAATCCCTGCCTCGTAGTTCACAGAGAAGGTATTGAAAACCTCTATCAGCCTTGAGTTAGCCGCAGCACGAACCAGAGGTTTTGCCGACATCTTTTCAGTGCCAAATTCGAGAAGACGCCAGTGTGGGGTAGGAGCATCCTTCGCTGTACTTGGGTGTTTTTTTAGGACAGCGCCCTGGAGGATACCTATCCTGAATGCAAGGTCTCCAGTCTGTTTAAACATCCGTCCATTCCATCGAAGTGCAGCATTATCAGCAATACTTCGGGCTGTGTTGGGGTCATCCAGCCGCTCTGCGTTACGTTTAATCTGCGTAACAATCACATTGCCTGCTTTTCTGAGCGCAGATCGTCCTGTTTTGCGTTTAGTCTCGTACGAGATTGCTTCCAACTTGCCCAGAAGTGAATCTACACCTTCAAGCTTAAACTCAATGCCATCAGCCATCCTTCACCCCTTCTGAACATGGAAGCGTCAGATATTCGAGACCGCTATCAGGGTCAGGAAGAATCCCCTCAATGCTATAGATTTTGCCACGGAAAAGAATACGGTCTTTCTCCTGAATATCTTCCCGATAACGAATTGTGATTCGGGCAGTTACTTTTACGTTGGATGCCTGGGCTGTAATGAAGTCTCTGACTGATGACGCAACCACGCTACCCCAAACATCAGCAAGTTCGCTCCAAGTATATTCCATTGCTCCTGTGGTTGGTGACTGGACAGACGTTCGTCGCTGAATGGTGATGCGATGTCGCAGTTTTGCAAATTCCACGATTACCTCGGCTTACCGCTAAGATAGGTGTCCGGTGGCAAGTCTTCGTCAATTTCCTCAACGAGCGTTTTTGCAATAAGAGAAACCAGTGTTTCGTCAGCCTGGGCCAGCCGGTTTATCGCTTCTGCCTGTTTGAGTTGAGACGCCGCTAGCGCTTTCAGAATTACCGTTAGTTCGTTTACCTGATGCTCGTTCATAGGCAATCCTCGTCCAATTTTTTATCCACTCTCGCCTTTTGGCGCAACCTGCGCATGCCATGTCTACTCCTTAAATGATCGTCGGCTTACGGAGGTCATAAATCAGCATTGAAACAGAAAATGGAAGTTCACCCTGCTTCAGCTTCTCTTCCTCTTCGCCTCCACGATTACGGTCAAGATAGCCAAGCAGAACCAACAGGGCAGTCTGAGCACGTGTAAGTGGCTCACCATCAATAACATTCCCCGTGTCATCCACGACTAGCGCACGACTCCCCTGTATGTAGGAAAGAATTGCTGCACTACCGCCCTGAATTTTTAAGATCAGGTCAGAGTCACCGTAATCATCATCGATATGGAGATGCAATTTAGCTTCTTCGAGCGTAACCAGTTCAATCATGGCTTATCCCTCAGGTCTCGACCTTTCTTAACAGCAAGTGTCCACCCCTTAGAGCCTGATTCACCTGGTTTGTCGGTAGTAGGTTCGTTGCAGTGCCACATAGAGCCGCCCCAGGTGACTGTGTCACCAGGCTGATACTCGGTACCGGATTTAAATACATCACGATAGATAGTTACTGGTACGTCAAAGGACTTAACTTCAACTGCTCCACTTGCTCTTTCTAGTGAAATTGTGAAGGTACGCTGGTTATCCTGTTTGATATCGACGTTCGACACACCATCAACGATACATTCCCATCCTCGCATTCCGTACGTCTTTTCATGAGAGCGCCAAAGGCCGCCGTTGTGTGTTGCGTAGGTTCCGCGTGGATAACTTTTCTGCTCGTCAATGAATGGTTCAAGCTCGATTGATAAAGCATCTTTACCATCGTTGCCAGACTCAGGAACTGGAATATTCGCGGCCACATCTTCAGCCAGCTTTTCTACATCCACCGGTTCTGGAAGTGATGCTGATACAACCTCCTCCACCAATGGGCGAAGATCTTCAGCGGTGACGCTTTTGCCGTCCTCAGGAATGCGGATAGAATCTGCAACCTGCTCAACCGCACCTTGGACTGCATCAGCAACCATCTGGTCTATATCTGGTAGTTTTTGTGACTGCGGTATTTCAATTTCCTTAACTGCTTCAGAAACCATTTTTGAAATGTCTGGTACCTCAAACTCAGTCACCGATGGTATTGATTCACGGAGCGCTACAAGTTGTTTTTCAAATTCAGCTTTCTGAGTTTCCAGTGATTTAACTAAATCATGCTTCATCTCGCGAAGAACCACGCCAAATTCTTCACCCAGCGCTCTTATCAGGGATAACTCACGTTCATTCATTTTGTTAATAATCCTCTGAGCATTGATTTCGCCGCGAAAAGTTCTGTTTCTGATAAGGACTTTCCACTTTCTTCAGCCGGTTCGGGTGATGACTGCGTTTGTTTCTTAGCAGTGCCAAATGGATCGTCCGAAGAATCTCGTCTAGCTAATGCTGCAAGACTGTAGTTCTGTTGCTGTAGGAAGAGTGAATCACCGCCTTCAACAGGGGGAAGATTTTCGCTTTTGCGAGCCTCGTTCGGCGTAAGGATGGTGTTTTTAACTCCGTCACCCAGAGCCTTCATTCTGCGTTCGCTGTCCATCCGCAACAGTGCGCCAATATCCAACTCTACGCGCTTTTTAGCATCCAGTTCGAAGGCTGCTTTCAGGAGTGATTCGATAGACTCAATCAGTACCTGAAGACACTGTGAGTAATATTGCTGCTCAAGTGCTTCAACGTTATCCGAGCTAGGTATTTCACCTACGCCAGCCTTGTATGCAGGTACGTGGAAAGCTGAGCAAACCATTTCCGCAGAGAGCTTCTGCTGCTCAACTGTCTGCGCATCAACAGCGGACATGGTAATCGCTTTGTATTCGGCACCACCCGATAAGAGCCCTGTTTTCCCGGCATTCTCTCCGGTATAACCGGCATCCCATGCTGCTTTAATCTCTTTAGCTTTCTCAGCGTCCACTGCACCTGGAATGGTTATAACACCACTCGGCTTACCTCCATTCTTGAAGAAGAACGCAGAGCTTTCCTGAATGTGCTTCCCTTGCATTGCCGCAAGGCCACATGCATAGATAGGGGAAATACCAATTAGCGGATGAAACAGACAGTTAAAGCGATCGTGAATTATTTCTCGCGCCGGAACGGTTACTTGTGTCGGTAAACCGCTAATCTGGTCAGGACAGATTTGGTAAAAGACAGAACCATCATCAGCAACCAGCGGCGTGACTTTATCCGGATCGAGAATGCGAAGCTCTGTAATCTTACCGGCATTATTTTTAACCTTCATCACGTAGGTATTGCCGCGAGAAAGTTTTGAATTCATCCACGTTTCAAAAAACTGAATTGTGGTCTGAAACTGGTTCGGCTTGTTAATTAGTGTATCGAAATCTGCATCTGAAACTTCATTCCAGATGCCATTTGAATCTTTGGCCTGAATAGCTGGCGACATCTTAGAAATATCACTGGCTATCAGCGTTATGCAGGAAAAAACTGCATAGTAAGAAAGTACAGTCTCATTCCTGATTTCCATATTTCTTTGCCATGCACCGGCAAATGGCTCTTTTATGTATGCAAATAACGGGGTCCAAGGGCCGGATGAAGGTTGCTGTAGTGCTTTTTCTTTCCGTCTAAAAGGATTCCACATCAGCCATTCTCCGCGTTTTCTTTTTTGCTTTTACGTACCCCTGCTTTTTTGCCGGTTACGTACTCCGCCTTTTTCAGCAGAACCAGCACCTTTGCGCACTGGTCATTCACAATTTTCTCATCACCTGGCCATGAGTCATGTGTACGCTGAAGGTATCTGATTTTTGCCATTTGAAATGGCGGGGTTTCCCCCGCCCTCCTTTTTAGCTTGTGGAGCCAGTGCTGTAATCAACGCCTGAGATAACTGCTACAGCCGCATCACGGCGGCGTTTCCAGTTGATCCAGCGTTCAGCACGGATTGCCACGCTATTAGTCTGGAACATGGAAACCAATTCAACTCCAGTTGGTGTCGTGCTGTCATGGGTCGGCGTGCTCTGCATTTCCAGAGATGCCTCACGAGACATATCAACCGCAACGCCACCATCATCAGCGAGGTAAACATCAGGCGCGTTAACCAGCACAAGCTGATTTCCAACGTACTGAGATACGATTACCGGCAGACCCTGGAATGTCCCTCCCAGCATGGTCATATCTGGATACTCTTTCTGGCCCAGTGCATTTTTACGCATAGACAGAGTGAGGGCCGTAGTGCTGGACATCAACCATACCGCGCCATTCGGCTGCAAATTGTTCGTAATGAACTGACCAAATGCTGCTGAAGCATCAGCGTCAGGATCGCCGGTTGAAGGAATCGCAGTGATGCCGTTGGTGATGGATGCTGGAGAAACGTCGGCTACTGCTGCTTTAGCCGGATCGATGAAATCTGTATCCAGTCGCGCAATTACTGCTTCTGCCAGGGCATTACGTACCAGAGCATCAGCAGATGGGTTAGAGAAGCGGATCAGCTCTTCAGTCAGTACCGCGATAGATGCAACCTTGGAGAAACCAAAGGTGATGGTCGCGAAGTCGAACTTGGTGAGAGGCTTCGCTTTACCCTGACCTACCCAGTTAGCCGACCCGCCAGATGTTTGTGCCGGAATGCGGACATTGAACGGAACCTGACGCAGGGACGGGATGCTGCCCTGCCCGAAACGACCGATAATGGTCTGCGGACGCAAGAACTCAACGAAATCCTGTGCGTAGTCTTGGTACTCTACCAGCGCGCCAGCCCAGGTAGGATCGGTTGTAGTACCTGCACTCACCGCCGCCTTCAGAACGTGATGAAGCTTGGTATCTTCAGGGTATTGATTTTTTGCAATCTGAAGCGCTTCAGATCGGCTACCGTTACCTGCCGCGAGCGATTTGGCAAAGCGAGCAAATGCAATGCCCTTTTCCAGCTTCGGTTCAACTCGAATAATTGCAGGTGCCTGGCTCACTACGGTTACTTCACCATTGGCAGCTTTAGCAACTGGTTTGGCCGTAGATGCCATGTTGGCTTCCATATCACGCAGACGTTTCAGATGTTCGTCTACAGATTTTATTTCAGAAGATGTGTTGTCGTAGCTTTCCGTTTCTTCTGCGTCAAGAGTACGGCCTTCATCAGCGGCTTTGCCCATGATTTCGTTAAGTGAACCAGCCAGCGCCGCACGTTTGTTTTCAAAGCTTTTGATCTGTTCAGCGATATTCATCGTTGGTTTTCCTTTTTGAGAAGATTTATTCAGTGCTGAAGCGCCAGCATAATGTGTAGATTTAACTACCGGTTTCTCAGTACCGAGCGCGGCGAGTAACTGGCGGTCAAAAGACTTAACGGCTTGAATCGAACATTCGGAATTAGCCGGGATTGTTACGGCAGAAACTTCAAGAAGCTCCCATTCAAGAAAATGGATTCCACCTGAGTCGAGATAAGCGTATTTAATAGGCTTGAAGCCAATAGACAGGCCTTTTACGAGACCTGATTTAATTGATGCCCATGCCTCTTCAAGCCTGGCCACAAGTTGCGACGGCATGTCAGGTGTAGGCTTAACAAGTTGAGCCGTAATCTGAAGTCCCTCTTTCACTTTCTTTGCAGAACAGTTCCCAATGGGCTGGGTTCTGTCGTGCTGCCATAGAAACGGGTTTTCACTGCCAAACTTCGCACCATCAGGGTCCATAATGTCGCCGTCACGGTCTGGTGATGGAGTGGAAGCAATACCGGTGATTATCCGTTTGTCCTCATCCACCGCTTTCACCGTCATGATCGTGCATGCGCGGTCAAGCTTCATTTACTGTCCTCCAGAAACGAAAAAGCCCGCCGTAGCGGGTCATTAAATGACGTTTGATTTATATGAAAAATACCTGGTAATCTTTCTTCTTCGCTTCAGGATTAAGTGCCATTAGCGAAACGGCATTGAACAGGGCCATAAGTGGGTCAATTTTACCCTTGCCGCTGGCCTGTTTGGTAATAAGGATTGCGTTACCTTTCGGCTCCACCCTGGCGTTACCGACACACCAGGCCATCAGTGGTTGCCCGCCATGAATTAGTACACCCTCGGCAAGTTTTCGCTCTGTGGTCTTTATCGCACCACCAAGCCTCCAGCCCTGGCTTACGCCAACGACTGAATCCTCAGGTATTTCAGCTTCAACAAGAGCATCCAGGATCTGCCCAACGCCTGATGGGTCAATACCGATCTTATCCAGTAATTCGGCGTCATTGATACGACTAACGTATTCAGCGACTTCCTCCGTATCCTCTCCCACTCGCTTTACAATAGTCAGGTCACCGGCTTTAACAAAATCATTAAACCGTGACTCTTCGCTTTTTCTACGGCGAACTGCTATTTCATGGGCCCAGGCATGTCCCCACCCTATCCACTCGCGTGTGTCTTTGTCTCTGCCGATCACATAAAGGCCGAGAAGGTCATCAAGTCCGCCGCCATCTATCCCAACGGTAGCTACTTCAGCTCGCTGAATGATATCGTTGAAAGTTACCGGTCTTATCTGTGGTTCCCAGAAATCAACGCCAGCCCAGCGATCAGTCCTAAGATTTAGGCCTATTTCGATATTCAGATGTTTTGCCAGAAACTGCTGTAACGTACCGTCAGTCTTTGCCTGATTTTTGCGAAGGTTATCTTCTATCCACTCAGCACTAACGGAACGCCCTAAATTGGGGTTAGTAATATAAAAATTTTCAGGTTCCAGATAGATTTTCTTTTCAACCATTTCATCTGGGAACTCGTACAGAACACCAAGCGTTTTTGGATCATGCTGCTTACCATCACGCACATCTCGCCAGTAATCTAGTCTTTCCTTAAATACCCCGGCAGGTGGCTCATCACTTTGTGTTGTGAGGAAAATTACCCACCCCTCGTTACGCGAGACTTGTCCGCCGAGTGCTTCCATAAACATAGCTTCAGCGTTTGACCTCTTGCCGAACAACCATAATTCGTCGACAAGGATACGGCCTGATTTTTTACCGGAAACGGTATCAGTATCAGCTGCAACAACCTTAAGAGTGTTTCGTGTCACCCGATGGGTGATTGTCCTTATGTGATCCTGAATCTGGAACATATCGGACAGCTCATCGTCTGCACGTATCATCCCTGCTGCTGGTTTAAAGCTGTTATCGGCGACCTCTTTAGTCGGGGCCAGGATCAGGTGTTCTTCATCCTCACGCCAGCAAAGAATCAACGCGGTCAGCATAATTCCCGCAGCGATAGTAGATTTAGTGTTCTTCTTCGAAATAAGCAGACCATATTCACGAATAAGTTGGTTGCCTGTTTCGGCGTCATACCCACCGAATATGGATTTAACAAAATCAAAAACCCATTCCTCGGAACATTCACCAAACGTCGGTTTCCCAGGTAAGTCGGAAACTCGTAGTTCACGAAAAATACCTAGCGCTTGTTCGGCTTGATCATTAAAAATCGGTGGCGGGATGATTGAGTCGCCAGCAATAAGCCGCTTTTCCCAATCGAGGCAGGCGGTCGACCACTCAGCCATGAATTACCCCTTATTGTTGACGACTAACTTTGGGGGAGCCATTGCCCCGAATTTACTGGCAGTGGCTGCTACCTTCGCCGCCGCATTACGAGCGTCTTTTTTCCCACCTTCACCTTTCTTAGGATGAAGGTAAGGAAGCATTGCCTTAGCAGCATCCTTGCGAGTGTCGATTTCTTCCGTTACGTCGTTCATAACTGACTTCAGAAAATCGAGTGGATCCTCAAACTTTTTTACAGTGCTGTTAACTACCGGAGGTGGTTGAGTGCTTTCATCCCGGGTCGGTACATCATATGGATCAGCCGCACGTTTCTTATTCATAAACGCGATGACGTCCGGGTCTTTTGCCAGCCGTGAACCCTGTGACCTTGCGGTTTTCTCGGAATAACCGGCCTTACGGGCTGCTTCAGCCTGGGATGAACCGGACATCAGCGCCAGTGCGTATTTGCGCTTTTGTCCTGTTAACACGTTAACACCCTCCAAAGGGGAATTTTTTCTACGCATGAGAGGGGGCGCGGTGTCCAGCGCGATCGGCGTTGACACCCACCGATACCCCCCCGGGGTTTGGTTAGAGAATTACGATGCCATTTTGTGAATTATCTTTCGGCACTGAGTGCTTCAGAGCCTCACAGTCAGGCTGGTTCATTGATGCTTCACGCGATGACTTACCTGAGTGGCACTCGATGCACAGCGTCCACAGGTTGCGCTCATCGTTGTCGCCGCCAAACTGTAGAGCAACGCGGTGGTCAAGCTCGCTGTCATGCAGATCAACTACTCGCTGACACATGCAACAGTGGCCTCCATCACGAACATATATACGACGTTTGAGACCCACCCTTGCGCTACCGCTTACGCGGCGATGCTCACCATAGACAGGTTTTATTCGTCGGGTGTCGATAGCTTTCAGGCGAGGCTGTAGTGTCTTTAGCTTAGACATGTAACCTCCATGCTCTTCGGCGCTGTGTTCTTGGCTGATTGTCTCTGGCTGGCTCTACTGGTTGCCCATCGGCGTGGTCTACAAGCGAGTAGCATGGATAGATAACGGGGCCACCATAAGCATCACCGACTGCATAGTCTGCCGCTTTGCTGTGGTTCCATTTATCCAACACTCTCTTAATATGTTGCTGAGGTACGCTGTAGCAGACGCCATGAATAAGACGCGACAACGTAATAAAGTCAGCTCTGGCCTTATCAGCTGCTATTAGCTTTGATGCTATCTCCAGTTGATACTGGGGTGGACGGCCAGTGCCGAGATAAAATGAACACAGTGCATCTGGATATCGAGAAAGCCACACATCAATCTTGTCGCGGAACCCAGCAACTGGAATAGCATCATCTTCAAGTACGACAACACGGCAGGATTGGTTGGCAGCCCATTCAAGCGCACGCCGATGATTCCAGTTGGCACCATGCTTACCTTCATCCAGAAGAAGATGAGCGCCTAAATCGCTTGCCAGAAGAAGTGCTGAGGCAAAGCGCTCATGGTGTCCAACCACAACGAACTTTACTTGTGTTTCCACCACGCTAACTCCTTACCGAATCCGTTCGTTTTAAATACGGTGTTCACCCGAGGGCCGGTAATGATTCGACCACCGAATGACTTTGCAGCCATCCCGAACGCGCCCATATCAACCAGCGTGGTGGGTGCTACTTCCATCTTCCAGAAGCGGTGGCTTTCAATCAGGTAGTGCTGCCGGATGATGCGATGGGCAAGTTCCATAACATCTTCACGGCGGCCACCAATCAGGCCAGCATTAAGAAGTTGTTCATCCCTGTGCTGTTCGAGGAACTCGCTATAGGCTTTGCCGTGGTGATTGGCTTTCATCCACTCTTCAGCATACGTCTTGTGCTCGGAGCCAACATAGATTTTACCGGCTTCCATTTCTTTCCAGGGTTCCTGAAGCATCTCGACGTCGGTTCCGTCGGTACACCACACAAAGCAATATTCAGGATGCGATCTTAGGTGCTGATAGATATGCAGCCAGCGCGCAAAATACGGGCTCATATTTGATACTGGTACTGAGAGCAGGATTACACCTTCCGGCGCATTAGTAAGCTCATCTGCCAACAAAATAGCCTTAGCGCCACGGATTGAACGAGCCCACGCCTCCAATAAGGCGGCATCAGCTGGCATCTTAACTCTGCGCTGAGGATCCGGCTGGCTTGTCAGTAGAGAGGTGATAACAACATTATGCTGCTGCCGATATGGGGCATACCCTGAATATCCACTGTCCCGGCGAGCGCTATAAATTCTGGCGTTGGTCTTTGCCAGACTCTCGCGCTCAGGTCGAGGGATAGAGCGAGCCACCTCTTCATACTCGTCCATCGAGTGAATCAGCTTTTCTGAACCAACCACATCAGCAAATGCCCAGGTCGATAATCCGGCGTTGTAGATTCGAAGTGCCAGATCGGGATGCTCGTACATGCCACGCCCGTATACCAGGTCGAAACCTCCAACCATCTCTATCGCGCTGCGGTGGTAATAAAGCATTACGCCACGCTGTCCGGTGTAAGCGATGTGTTTATCATCCCGGTACAGCACAGCCATATCGTTCAACTTATTTCGCCCAGCGAGGTCGAGGAACTGGTAAGCCAGGTGCGGTTCTGGTGATTCTATGTAAGGCAGGTGCCAGTTATCGGCGATTGGCCATGCATCATCGTCCCAAAGGAACAGATGTTCACATTCTGCATCCATCAGCGCGATTAAGCTGGCGTTCTTCGAAGCGACAATGCCAAGAGATGATTCATGACGTAGCAGTTGGATCCCACCGGGGACTGATGCTGATGGTTTAGAGCCATCGTCAATCACAACCACCAGCGCTCCAGAGGGAAGATGCTTCATGTGCTGCTCAATGGCGCGCTTAAGCACTTCAGGACGATTATGCGTTGTAATCGCTATCCCTATGCATGCATTTTTATCGCCTTCTGGCACAAAACGCATCCCGTTTATCAAGACTTCCATACGCCACCACCAGACAGGTTATGCTTTTCAAGAAATCCTTTCACTGCATCTCGAAGCTCTTCAAGCTGTTCAACGGTTAATGGTTTGGCTGGATGAATTACAATCTGAAATTCATTAGAAGCATCATGCTTATCTAAATCAATTATCGGCTGGTTTTCTGAGTGTTCACTACTGAGGTTAAAAGTCGAGATCACTTTCGGTATTTCGCTTGGCTCTGTTTTTATAGTTGTTGAAACCTGACCGTCAAGGAGAAGGCCGCCTACCGCTATTCCATACCCGAAGAAACGCTCATCACGATACAATTTTGCGAGCTGGTATTTCATGTGCGTATCCTTTTAGACGTGAGCCTGCCGCACGGCAATGCCGCCCGAGAGGTAAACGCAACCTAACGGCATCACCCAGGCTCACTACTGAAAGACTCTCTTTGATGTGCGCGTGCGAAGCGCAATAAAAAAGGCCGCATAAGCGACCTCACGTTAATTCATTTGGGTTTTCGGTATCCGTGACACAGTAGCGAAACCACTTCGCCTGGCGTTGCGTCACCCATATCGGATGAAACAAAGAAGGTTGCAGTATATCCACCGCAGGTGATTTGCTTCTTATGGTATATACCGTCTCCATTGATGGTGTGGACATTTTTATCCATTACGCCCCTTTCACCATCACGTCTTCCACCAATGATTACATACTCAACTTCATCAGCTTTCACTGGCGTAATAAACTTTGATAAATCCATAACAACCTCGTCTAGTTGCTCGTCATGTTATCAGTGGCAGACAGTGACGATGCCGCTTTTCAGGAGCTACCCTATCCACCAATAATTCCATTATTAATTCTTATGGCTGGGATTTACTGAGAACGTATGAATCGACAACGCCCTGTTTGTTTACTTTCACCACCAGCGATTTTCCCTGCCCAACGCTGAAGACGTTCGCATGAGCATAAGTCCACCCGTATACGGTATTTCCATCTGAATCAGTTGTCACTGAGGTTGGCTTGCCGAACTTCTGCAATACGGTTTGCTCCGTGGTCACCCCTTTTTGAATGGATGCCACGTCACTGTCTGAAAAGTCGTTACCTACAGTGGCACACCCAGCCAGAGCCAGTAAGCCTAACCCAATCATAAGCTTCTTCATTGTCACTTTCCTATGTCAATAAAGCACCATCCTAACCTGGTGAATAACAATTATGGAATTAGCATTATCACAGGCACTCAGTGAATGCCTGCTGTAATGCCTTATACCCTGGTTACAATTCGCTGAGTTTTTCTTTCAGAAGGTAACCTTCGAGCATCCAGATTTTGTTTACGGCATTCTGCCGAGCAATCTTGCGCCCGATTTCTTCGTCGAAGTTTTCAGGGCTGGCGCATGCGCTTTCACCGGTAACAGTAAACCCGTTTGCCAGCACCAAAACACAAAATGTCAGTAGCTTGAGCTGATTCAGATCATCAAGCTCGATAGCTTCACCTGTATTTTTATGAATGTTTGCTCCAACCCATCCATCATGAGCAGTAAAGTAGCTCTCACTCATAATGATATTTTCGATGTGCTGCGAAGTGATGCGCGGAGCTGTCTTACCTTTAGCTACGATTTCGTTTTCGATTTTCTGGTCGTTCATAATTGTGAACTCGTTGGTTATGTAAAAGCCCCGCTATTGCGAGGCCATGGTGATTTTATTTGGACAGTTTCGCTGAACAGACCGGTTATGCGTCAACACATCTTTCTTAGTCTGGCGGTCCATAACCTCAATGTCGTGCTCGGTTAGGTAGATGATATTCACCCAGTCACAGGCCGTGTCCGTTACTTCAGGCTTTACGGGTAAATTTTTCGCGCAACTCACGATCAACATCGTCATCAGGAAGATGATTAACAGTCTGCTGTACATCCCTGGCTCCTTTTGTTGTCTCTACCCGGCGTTCAGCCACTGCTTCAGTGGCAGCGGCCTTTTCTTCGGTGCGTTGCTGGTCGGCTTTCGCTTCGGCTTTGCTGGTGCCGCGCGAATGGCCTAATCCAAATGCGGCGGCTATAGCAGCTAAAACAGCTGCAAGGAGTCCGATAATCATCTCAAGCGTCATATAACCACCCGCTCCTTTACCCAGCCATAAACAAACGTCTCGTTCGCGCTGCGCTGTTCTGCCAGTTCAAGATAACGTTGACCCTGGCTGCAATTCAGAGCCCGGAGCATTACCAGCTCTCCTTCTTTCCCGCGTCGAGATAGGTAAATTTTTAGCGCACTAACAGTTCGCGGACCTATAAAACCATCCGCAATCAGTTCGGGATAGAGCGTACCCTGAATGTTGAACACATTCAGCCAGCGCTGAAACCACTTGGTCTGAACCGATGGCCCCATGTTTACGCCCGTGTCGCAGAGTTCAGCGGCGATGGCTGGTGACACCTCAGAAACAAGGTCGAATCGCGGGCCTATCCAGTAGTCAGCCGTCAGAATACCCAGCGCCTGCTGGCGGGTGAGGTCGCGCATATCGCCTACATACCCATGTGCCCGCGCCGTCGCCTGAGTGATACCCCAATTAGTTGGGCCGCCTTTGTCGTCAGGATGATTAACGTAGCCGCCCTCTTTGCCGAGGGTGGCATTGAAAATGTCATCTTTAGTCATTAGTGCCTCAGCGTATCAACGAGACGCGCCACGTTCCCACGAGCCCATAACACGGCAGCGCAAATAAGAAGGTTTACGATGACCACCATCCAGTGCGACTCCTGGTAGAGGCCGAACAGATATCGGAATGGAACGCTGGCATAAACCAGCACAACGAAGTACGCCAGCAATGATATAGCGGGGCGATGTCTTGCCCCTTCACGCTGGTAGAACATCAGGACAAGGACGATGACCGCACAAATACCTGCATTCACCATCGCTGACGGATCACTTGTTACCATTGTTAGCCCCTCCTCCACGTAATCGCGAAAGCATTCCTAACAGGCTTCCCAAATCCTGGCTATTGCCGAATGTGAGCAACTTGATAGCCAAGGCGGCAAGAACAACTGCACCTAGGGCATCCAGTGGTCGATCGCTATACCCTGTCCACTTAGCGAGGTATGAACCAATAAGCCCTGACCCGAGAACGCCGACAATAAACGATGTAACGAAATAACCCACCAGCTTTAGCCGGGTGATGTTTGCTGCTGTTGCTACATAAAAAACAGCTCCAGCAAATGCACCAAATACCACACCGTAATCAATGCCGGTTGCGATACCGAAAACACCGGCTCCCAAAAGTCCAGCTGCGGCAATCGTAGTGCCAGAAACAGGATCGGACATCAGTCCCCCTCATTGCTGTGAATCCTCTCAATATGAGGGGAAAGAAATACCGTATAAACGGCTATAGTTATCACTCTGTCAAAGGCCATAAGGAATGACCTTTTGCACAGTGTTATTTACTGGATTTAATCAAAGGACAGAGCAAAGCAACAACACAAGCTACCAGCACTCCATCAGCCAAGATCGACATCATTTTACTGGTGAAGTCGATGGCCACGACTAGGAACAAGAGAACACCAGATGCGGCCCAGCGTAATTTACCCATCAGATGTACTGATCAAGCGGTAATTGCAGAGCCTGAGCGATTTTCTTCAGCTGCTTCTCTTCGTCTTCACCGATTCCGTCGTTGTCTGCCACATCCAGGCAAAGGCAGAGCACATCAACAGCATCGGGCGTACCAGCCACATCAGCCAATTCACGCATTGCCTGAGCGTTGGCTGATCGTGGTGACGCCTCGTACTGAGCGCGGATATTGCTGCTCATGCTGGCGATTTCAGCGGCAAATGCAGAAAACGCCGGTTTTGCCTGAATTGTTTTTTCCAGAGTAGAAATCTCTGAAGCATCACAGGTACCATCTGCATAGGCGATCGAGTAACAACCCCATACAGTTGCTTCTACCGCATCACGATTTTCCATCTTTTTAACTTCGACGATCGCTTTACGTGCTTTCTTTTTGAAGATACCGAACATAGTGACTTTCCTTTAGTGGTGAGCCTTACGCTCAGAGTGGAACAGCCCGCAGACGTAGTCACACTGACCACTGCTAAGGCTCACCCTGAAAGACTCTGCGGTTGAATAGCGCCGAGCGAGGCGCAGATATGAAAAAGCCCCGCAATTGCGAGGCTGTAGATATTGGTGAGCCGGGAAGGATTCGAACCTGTCTGCCTTTCCCTTATGAGGGGACCGCTCATACCTAATGAGCTTCCGGCCCAGAAACAGAAAAACCCGCGTAGTGGCGGGTTCTTTATGTTGATTGCTCAGTTCGGTTTAACGTCCCGAGCTTAACACAATTTAAGCACTTTCCGCGCAGCCATGCAAGTAAAACCTGTCGCCATTTGTGCCGAATGCGTCACACATTGGTCTGTATAGCATCGATTCTGTAACATTTAACCAAACATCAATGCGGCTCTCACAAGTTCTTAAACACCACTCTGGATGTTTTTCATTAAGAGATCTTGCCATGGCTTTTTTGCTCATTCGATATACATACCGCTCTTTAATCAAATCATACAGCCGCTTATTGTCAGCGCGTAAAAGTTCAGCACTAAGCACTGAGTCAATGGTTAGTGCTTCTTCGTCAGTACAGAACGCCAGCCCGCTTTTATTTTTCCCTTCGAGGATCTCTTTGAAGAATGCTTCCAGTTCAGGTTTTGTGAGCCCAGATTTTTTCATGCGACGCAGCGCATCGTTAATTGCTGTCTTGGTTATTTTTCCGGAGGCCAGTAACTGGTTGAACATGTTCCCGCCAGAACCTCCGCCAATATATGACCAGCGGCCCCACATGCGGAGCTTGCCCTGAATCCAGATGCTTTCGAGAGTGCGGAGGCGAACGGTTTCGCCAGCTTTGCCAACTTCAGAAGGATTAATCATTATGCGTCTCCACTTACGCCAGTACGCCGATTGCCAGCGCACGATCTAAAAACCGAAACAGCAGCACCAGCTGGTTACCGTATTTCGCTTCGAATGCCACAGGGCTGGCATGCAACTCGTCGTGATGCTCTCTGCACAGAGGAATCACAAACAGGTCGTGTGCCTTGGTACCCATACCACCTTGCCCGTGGCCAATCAGGTGATGTGGGTCGTCTGCCGGGTTACTACAACACATGCACTGCTGCGTTTTAACCCAGCGGGTATATTTCTCGTTCTCCCAGCGTCGGCGCTTTGGCTTGAGCATCAGGGATTCAGGTGTCTCCGGGTCAACCTTAATGGCGACAATCCGCTTTGCTTTCTCCTGCACCAGCTGCGTGGCTGCAATTGCCGGAACAATATCGCTTTCACGCATTACGGATTGGTGTTGTTCCTGCGGTAATCGCAACACCTTTCTGGCAATGCTTTCAGGTATAGCGTCAGCAACATCTCTGGTAACCAGCCACCAGCAGAACTCCGGAAGCGTCAGTTCATGCTCTGGCGGGAAACCTAATTCACGGCATGCGACCGATAAAATCCAGGATACCAGGTTTGCTCGTGCAATTCCTGCCTGACGGTCATTTGTTTGCTCTCTTTGGTGATTGTCACAGTGCCAGCATAAACGGATTGACCCAGGGTCACGGCGGAGCGTAGTGAAGTTGTTACTGTGGTAATCACTCAGCTCCCACTGGCAGATAAGCTGTTGCTCTAACCAGTTATCCAGGGCAGCTAATCCACCAGCAGCATTGATGACCCTCTTATTCTCAAACACACTGGCCATCAGAGGGTCGACAGCTAACGGTTGTGACGCTGGTGGTATAGCTCCGGTCGCGAAATTAGCGTATCCCTCAGGTTCGGCTTCCAGTAAAACGCGCCCTCTAGCAAACAGCCCCATCAGGTCAGCCCCAGGACGGAATAAAACAATACCCATACGAGGGGCAATCTCAGGTGTTAACAGTGCTCTCACGCTGTGTGCCCCTTAGCAATATGCTCAGCCCACAGGCCACCAATCCACTTAATGCCCTTAGCTGTGAACCTGGACTGGCTGAACGCATAATTCGACGCGTTAGTTGTACCGGTCTTCACTTCGAACCTTCCCGCTTCAGTATGCTGATGATATGGAGTCAGAACATTGTTCAGGCGGTACATGATGTGGTTATCCAGCCGGAACTCCGGCTCTTTGGCGTTCAGCAGCTTTGCCACCTGGCGGAATGACATTGAACCGGTAGCCGTAACGTAACGATCCACGAATTCAGCCTTTGGCGCTGCGATTGACAACTCATCACTCAGGCGCTGTTTCTGCTCTTCGAGTTCAGCAGCCAGGCGCAACGCCTCAGAAAATGACTGTGGGACCTTCGGTTGAGTGCCCTGCTCCAGTTCCTGCCAGCGGTCAACCAGTCGAGCGGTAAACTCTGGGCACAACTGCGCAACGATCACATAGCTGTCACGCTTGTTCACTTGGTAGTAATGGTAAGTCTGTCCGTTCTGGGGATGGGTGTACTGCATTGCAGCATACCCCCCAATAACACCGCTATTCATCAGGCGCTCGATAGTCACGCAAACATTGCTATGCCGGGAATCGACAAGCGATGCAATCTCACGACTGGACATCGTTATAGGGCTCCCATTCAATGCTGCATGATGCGTCGGGCAATACATGGTGATATTCATCTGATTCATGCTCTTCTCCACTTATCAGGCAGCTGCACCCGCCAGAGGTTCATGTTTATTGATCGATATCTCTACTCGTCCACCAGGTACTTTAGGGCCCCACTCCACGATCATTCTGCGTACCTGACTGTCATCCTCCCAGATCCCAGCATGAGTAAGCGCGTCGAAAAGAGCCTTGTTGTAGTTGTCGATGTCACGGCGGCGTTCGTCTGGTGGGTACAACATAATCTCGACGGCAGCCGGTGCTGTTGAAGGTTTTGGCAGGAAACGAAGCTGCTCAACGATGGCCACACAGGCAGCGCTTTGATATGCCCTGCCTTTGGCGCTGATAAGATGGCGGCCTTTTAATGGCCCCTTGTTAGGGGCTCGCCAGTAGGTGTTAACGCTCGGTGGGAACGGGAGAACCAGTTTCATTTGGCCTCCAGATCTATCGCCATTTCGAAGGCATGAGGCGCACCGTTATACAGAATTTCGCCAAACGTACTCATTACGTACCAGAGCGTCATTGTGGCATAACCATCTGCGTCTACCTTTGGAGTCTCATAGGGGATATTTAATTCCTGATAATGACGTTTGAGATGTTCAATGCCTGGCTCAAACAGTTTGATTTTTACCTGGTCATTTAAGCCAAGAGGAAAACACTTTGGCTTGTGCTCAATCAGTGATATCCCGCGTGCCGCGCCTCGAGCAGTGTTGATATAGCCTTTTTTCTTCAGTGCCTTCACATGCTCAGCAGCAGCGTTAGGTGATGCACAGCCAATTAATCCAGCCAGTTCAGCCATGGTCGGCGGGAATCCTGTTTTTTCCTTGTAAAGCACAATTGCATCCAGAACTTCACTCTGGCGTTGCGTTAACTCGTTCATAGTTCCTCTCCGAACCGGCCATTCATGCGACCGATAACACTGTTGAACTCAATCAGGCTGATGCCAAGCGGCGCAACTTCCTGGTGGTGTTTCCGCAGAATGGGTGGGCAGACCTTATTCCAGGCTGGCTTCGGCCTGACCCTCATTGCAGCACGTAACTCATCAGCACAACGGCGCGCAGCAGAACGAACTGCATTCTCATGTTCCGGATTCACTCGCGCACCTCCAGTACAGCAACAAGATCCTTAGCCACTTCCCGTGTACTGCTTTTGCATGAGATTGAACGACGTGCAGGAATGGTATTCAGAACGAAGCCGTGTTGTTCATAGAGTTCAATGATATTTGGGGCTGTAGAGTTAGAGATAACTACGCTTGCGCCACGCTTATGTGCGGCAACACAGCACTCCACCAGCTCAATCTGGTTATCCCAGCTAAACCCACCAGCTGAATAAGCAGTGAACCCACTGGTGCCCGGCATAGGCTCATACGGGGGATCGCAATAAACAACATCACCACTCCCGGCAAGGCCAATCGTCCGACGAAAACCCGCAGTCATGAATACGCAGCTATGCGCTTTCTCTGCAAAGTCCTTGAGTTCTTTTTCAGGAAAGTACGGGGATTTGTACTTGCCCCATCCAACGTTGAAATGATGAGACAGGTTGTAACGCATCAGACCGTTGAAACAATGGCGGTTCAGGTACAGAAATGCGGCAGCACGTTCAGCAACATCAAGCGCCTGACCGTTGAACTCCTGCCGAATAAGCTTGTAGTTCTCGGGTGTTCCCATTTTCTCAAACATCCAGCGAGCACTGCATTCGACAGTGTCTGGCACCACGGAGAGCATCTGATACAGGTTGATCAGATCAGGGTTTACATCGGCCAGCAGGAAACTGGAGTGCTTTTCGCTGCCGAGAAATACTGAACCACCACCAACGAACGGTTCAATCAGACGCTTCCCGCCCGGGATATACGGGAACAGATCGTTCAACTGGGTAAACTTACCACCGGCCCACTTCAGGAATGGTTTGCTCACGGTTACCCCCTGAATCCGACAGGAATGCTTGTATCGCACTCATATTTCGATTTGAACCCGGCGTCTTCATGAGTCCATTTCCCGTTAACCCAACTCGGACGCCCTGCTGAATCCCACTTCCTGGCTTTCTCGAAGTATTCAACGCAGTTCTCAGGAGCGAACAGGGTTTTGGGACGCAGGTAATCGCGCATCTTGCCGTCTTTGGACCACTTCTCGTTCAGGTAATCGATGACCAGCATCAGGTCTTCAGGGCTGTAATCTTCTGCCAGGCGGCCCCGGATGTAACCCAAAGTAGATTTAGTCCTTCCCCCCTTCCCGTAGGTTGAGTTTGTTACCCGATTGAAATGGTCCAGTACGAGAAATCCTGAATCGACCTGGTCTGGTTGCGGTGCAACCGGACAAGAATCTTTACCTGTAATCTCTGTAGTACTCTCTGTTGTATTCTCTGTAGGATCATCAGTGCAAATTGACCTGATGACAGCGGTTCGTTTTGACCTGATGGAGCGTGTCACTTTGACACCTTCCATCGTGTCATTTTGACCTGATGGAGAAGGTCGTTTTGACTTCTTCGATTCGCTCACTTTGACATCATCTAAAAGTGGGCTCGCGTAGTTGATCGTGTAGTAGTTCGTCATGTCGCGCTGGGACTTGTTCAGCTGCTCAATTTTGAGCACGCCAAGTGCCTTCAGACGAGTGAACGTACGCTTCAGGGTAGACTCAGACCAAAACGGGAACTGCTCCAGCCACTGTTCAGTGGTGTTGTAGATCCAGCGTTCGCCGTCGCGCTCCAGTCCAGAAGTAGTTTCTTTCAGCCAGTAGTTAACCTGCTGCAAAGCAATCGCCTCATTCAGGCCAATGCTGTATGCAAGGTCAGGGTTTATCACTATCGGCCGGGATGGCATTAACAGGCTCATGACAGTCCTTTAGCTCTGTAAATTTACGCTGGAATTGTTCAAGAGGGCTGAAGCACTCATGATCGTACCCTTCGCGAAGGTATATAACGCGTCCAGTCTGGGGCTCCCATCTGATGACTTTGACTGGGATTCCTCTGTGGTCTTTGAATCGCCGGTTAACTTCAGCCATTCTTCGCGCCCCTTCTCGTTCATCTGAACAAACGTCTCTACCATCAACCCGGCAGGTTGGTAGTTGTCCCCATCCTCCTGGTTATTTATGATTTCCACATAGCCGAACGGGGAGTTCTTCCCCACCAGCGGCAGACATCTGAATTGCTTAGCTGGTCTGAATCGGTTTAAACTGTTCATGCGTTAGTTTCTCCACTGAATACGACACGCCACGACGCCCGGAGCTGCACACTCGCGGGCGTCACTTCTTTTGGGTTTTTTTACGGCTGAAAAGAGTGATTATTGCGTGAATCTCTTCTTCACGGGCTGCCAGGTGGCGGCGGTGATGTTCCAGAATTTCTTCTGCTTCATGTTTCTCAATTACCCCATCTTCCAGCGCCTGAGCGATAATCTGATCGACCTGACCACGTGCAGCTGATGTGCGCATTGCACGGCTGAATAAATCAACGCGGTCGAGATCTTCAAGCAATGGCCTATCCACCAGCAGTGCGCCACGACGCTTTGCGAAGTAATCAGCGACCAGAGATGTGTTCGATATGTCTTCCATCGCTTCCAGTTCGGTCACTTCAAAGAACCGACAGCCGTTCTTCTCATACAGGTTGTTATTGAACTCAGTCATTGACATGCCTAATGCACCAGACATTGCCTCACGGCCTCCCGGGTACGCCTTACACATCGCCTTAACTACTTCTTTCAGTGTTTGCTCTACCATCTTGATTTCCCTTTGGTAGTTTCTAGAAACTGGTTAATGAGTTACGGTGTTACTGCAATATCAGGATCGACAGATTTATATTTATTTGGGAAAGGTCTAACCTCCTCGGCTTCAATTTTCCCATCTTCACTAACCAGGATATTTACCCGGCGATTACGCTTGAGAGCTTTGCTTATAGCACTCTGGTATACGCCAAGTGCCTCAGCTGTTTTTGCCTGGCCGTTTTCCAAAACATATTCAGATAGCGGAATAATCTTCATTGGTTTTCCTCGTGGTATGCACATAAGGAGTATCACTGTTAGTGATAAATATGTCAACACTAGCGGTGATTGGTGATTATGCCGTGCGGTGATAAATTATGAGAATGAAAAAGAAACCTTTGACCGCAGAACAACTGGCAGATGCCGGCAGGCTAAAAGCCATATTTGAGTCCAAGAAAAAAACGCTCGGGCTCTCACAGGAGACTTTGGCTGAACAAATGGGAATGGGTCAAAGTGGGGTGGCACAGTTACTGAATGGGACCAATGCCATCAATGCAACCCATGCGGCTCAGTTCGCCAAGATTCTTGGTGTAAAGGTTGATGATTTCAGCCCTTCACTAGCAGCTGAGATATCAGCAATGTTTGAAGCTATATCAAATGGTAGACGCTTGTCATCAGTGTATGAGTATCCTCTTTTAACTGAAGTGCAAGCCGGATCCTTCTGCCCTGTAAACTCTTATACTGAAAGAGATGCTAAACAATGGGTGCCTACCACAGTTAAAGCCAGCGACTCAGCTTTTTGGCTTGAGGTATCGGGGCATTCTATGACGGCACCACCTGGTGTTAAACCAAGTTTTCCGGAAGGGATGCTCATTCTCATAGACCCTGAGCAGGATGTAGAAGCTGGCGATTTTTGTGTAGCTGGTATTTTTAATGATTCTGAAGTTACTTTTAAAAGGTTTGTTCGCGAAGATGGCAAGCCGTGGCTGGAACCATTGAACCCAAGTCCACGATATCAAGCCATTGAATGTAGTGAAAATTGTAGGATTATAGGTAAAGTAGTTAAGGCGCAATGGCCTGAAAACATCTTCGAATAAGGAGCCACTTGGCTCCTTTTTTTTATCTTTTTTTCATCATAATAATCATTCAGTTAGCACTTATAGTGATATTTTTATCACTACAGGTGTTGACTAATTAATTACTATTGGTGATACTCATTATGCACTTCGGTGATGACGCGGGGAAAGAAACGTGACAGGAGGGAAGCAGACCCCATGAACACAACATGAAAGCGCACTCCTTCTCTACCAGTTGTGGATGACAGGTGTGAAATAAAAACCGGAGTGCGCTTCCAGTTGTGGTAATTGCGGCTATGCGCACGTGACGAGGCCAACAGCTTATTCAACTTAATAATGAATATGTGTCTTGATAGTGTGACGTCGCCGGGAGTGGTCGCCCCGGCAGGTGGAGGCACCACCGCCACAACCCTATCTCAGTGAAGAGATAAATGCCTGTAGCAGTCTTGGCGGTACCAGTACCATCCTTTGAAGTTCTCTGGTACCGCCCTTTTTACTCAACTGAAAGCGCGCTCTGTCCATTTCGTTAAGTGTGTCAGTCGTTAAATCAGCCTAGCGGAGCGCGCTTCCAGTTGAGTGGAGAAACTAATAGGCGATTGCAGTCGCCCGTTTCACTAAGTGCCCTACCCTGGGTGCTTACTGAAACGAAACCCAAAATTTTATTCACCTTCGGGTGAGGGATTCGTGCAACCAAAATTCAGCGGATTAGTCCACTGGAGGGCTGATGAACCACCTCGAATTTATTGAGAAAAACGTGAGGGAATTACTGGTTAAGCAGGGATTTCCTTTATCGGTGGCTCAGGGGGGGGGCTTGGCAGGCGCTCGATTTATATAAGCGCATGTCTCAGGCCAGTAAGAAAGGTGCGATGTTCGATGACGTAATGCGGCATGCAAAAGCCTGGGCGGATAAGCAGGTTTCCAAAACCGACGTTACACCACGAAAACGCAAGACCCAGAACAACCAAGGCGGCCTCTTCTAAGTTTTAGGCCAAGAATTCAGCGCCGTGCAGGGCGCATATAACACGGAGAAACTAACGATGACTAATTTGATAGCCGTCACCGAACAACAACCGCGCATGACCAGAGAACAACTGATCGATGCAGCACGTAAAGCCGCACCGCTCCTTCCAGCTGCGTCTCAGTGGCTGATGAACGAACTGGCGAACCGCTACGATGTAACGTGCGTGGCATTGTGCGAATCCATGGAGCAGCGGAAAGCGCTTAAGGATGACGTAATCAACTGGGCCAGAGAATGTGATCGGGTCACTGAACGTCATACTAAGTCACCGTGCAACCTTCACGTCCTGTCAGCGCAAAGAGAACTGCGTGAACTCGACCCAACAACGGCTGTTGTGATTCCTGAAGGGGCTCTGTGATGGCTGCTAACTCATTCAAGTTGATGACCCGCTCAGGGATTATCAAGCGCACAGATACAGGTATGTTTATCAGCCTGGACGATATCCACGTTCGTGAAGGTTTCAACAAGCGTGAAGATGATGATCGTACCCGTCAGGCAGATGATGATCTGTTCAACTATCTGATGAATGGCGGCTCAGTTCCGCCGCTTGAAGTAATAGCCCGTGATGAAGGTGGTGTATGAGTTGTCGAAGGCCACCGCCGCCGTCGCTGTTATGCGCGCTGTGCTGAAGCTGGTAAGCCAGTTGACCGGATCCATATCATGCCGTTCTCCGGGAGCGATGTGCAGCGTCTTGCGCGCATTATGACAAGTAACAACCAGTTGCCTCTTTCAGATATTGAACAGGCAGCAGTTATTCAGGAACTACACAACGCCTTCAACCAGTCCACCAGCGAGATTGCAAAACTTGTCAATAAGTCAGTAGCCACGGTTGAAAAGCTCCTGACGCTGAGCACAGCAAATTATGACGTTCAGCAGGAAGTTAAATCAGGTGCGGTGTCCGTTGATGTTGCCGTTGATCGCGTTCGTGAGTTTGGCGAACAGGCCGGTGAAGTTCTTCAGCACGATAAAGCCGTTGCAGCTGCTCAGGGAAAAACGCGAGTAACTCGCAGTTCTATTGCGCCAGAACTGAATGTTAAAAACGCTCGCCGGTTCGTTGAGTTAATGGCTCAGGCAGAGATAAGTGATGAAGGCGTATTCACCCTTGAAGGTGCTGCGCTTGCTGAAGCGCTGTCCATTATTGACGAACACAAAGCTATCGCTGAAGCACGTGAAACGTACCGCCTTTCTCAGCCAATCCCTACAACAGAAATTCGCGGAAGAACTCTGTATGTGATGTACGACGGCAAGGAAATTGGCAAAGCAATAATTTACCGCGGCAAGAATGTCACTCTGGATTTAGGTGATAGGCAGATTGTTTCTAACCAGTCCAAAGCCGTCGCCCACTTCGTAAGACAGTACAAGTTACAGCAGCAGGAGAATCACGATGCAAACAACTAATGAGCGCATGACAGAAGAACAGCTAACTGACCTTCTTAATCTTGCGGCTGAACTCCAGGCGAAGGCAGAGGCCAGCAATGATCGTGATACTGCTGTTATGGCATATGCGGTTCAAAAAGTCTGCTTAGAGCTTACTGAATCCCGTCTCAAGTCCAAAGCATCAGAGCAGCAACTGGCTGCGGTGGTCGCGGAGAATGCGGGGCTGAAGGCTGAGAATGACCAGGCTTTGCAATGTATGGCAGAGTTTCGGATAAATTTGTCTATGTACAAAAAATTCAAATATCAATCTGATGTTAAAACCCCGGCAACGGACGCGTATCTGGGTGAAGTGCGGGCTCAGGGTGTGGAACTGTTTGCAGAGCGCAAAAACAACGAAATGATGTCACTTCATCCAGACACTCATGCAGTAGGTTCAATTGTTGCTGCAATGAGCGCTGATGTGAAAGAGTTACGTGAGCTCGCCGCCCAGTTACGACAGGGAGCAGCGCTATGAGCATCGTTGATGATTCGCATTTGACTGATGAAGTTGTGAACGAAGCGTTTGAAGGAACCAATTTCGGGCGCACTGACTTTCGCACCATCCTGGCTGAAACAGTGCTCAAACGTGCTTCCGGTTACCACTCAGGATGGACGGCCACGACCATCTGCATGAGCCTCGGTTTATTGAGTAAGAAGAACCAGAGCGCCACAAAGCTTGGCCTTACGTTCGCGTTCCACCACTACTACAAACCATGCGTTCGCGAAGCACTGAAGCCAAAGCAGGAGGCCCAATGAACGATACCACAGCACTGACGGAGCGTGAAAAATTCGAAGCGTGGGCCGAAAAAGCTGGCGAGTTGCTGTGGGGGCGTCTCAAAAATCAACGCAATAAAAGCGGAGGCTACTCGCTTCAGGTCTACACCCACATGTGGAACGCATGGCAAGCGGCTAACGTTGAGATGGTAGAGGCGCTGGAGAAGGCGCAGACCGAGCGAGATGAATTCAGAAACCGTCTCAGGCTTGAGCGATCAATTCTTGAGGATGCTGACAAGCGCATCGCCGAGCTGGAGTCCGAAGTTAAATTCCCCGGAGTCATGCGCTGCAATACATGCGGCTTCTCGCGCTCACACGTCATCGTTACGCCGGGCGGGATGCGGGCTGGAGAAAGCACTCCTGAACACTGCCCTAACGGATGTGGCCCGATGTGGCATGACACCTATCGTCGCCAATACAACGAACTCTACGATGCCTACAAAGCACTGGAGTCCCGCACCGTCACCGTGAAGCTAACGGATTATCGCGCTACTTACACAGAGCCTTTCGCTCTTGAGATTGAACACCACGTGCGCAAAGCGTTGAAGGATGTGGCTGACGCCGCTGGCATCCAGGTTATCGAAGGAGAGGGGAAATGAGCATGTCGAATGTTACTAAAATGACGTGCGTTCACTCGGAGAGCATGGAGTGGTTCACTACTGGCGCGGAATATGACTCTGAGCCTCGAGGAGAGGATATCTGCATCTGCGGAGATAATCTCGTGTCAGACCTGAACCCAGAGGACTGGTATGAAATGAGCCACCGGGAGGACGGTTTGTGGTTTCTTACGGGATATCAGCAGTCATTCTTATTTCAGGAGCGTGCAGCATGACAACTAACCAAACAGAACGAGTTCCAGACGAAGAACTCGACCAGATGATATGGAAGTTAGAGCGTGACGGCATGACACCAAAGCAGCTTTCGCTGATGAGAGAGCTGCGGGAAGTGCGGAGGGCGAAGGGTGAGCCGGTGGCTTATATCTTCAAACACCCAGCCGGGAAATTGTTCTGGGCGCTGACGGATGAGAGTAACAAAGGACAGAGCGATGTCATTCCGGTATATGCCACCCCTCCGTCGTTGGTAATTCCTCCACAGATTGAACCTGATTATGAGGTTATTAAAGGCATTCTCCCAACATCTAATCCTGATGAATATGCGTGCTGTATTGCGGCTGATATGTGGAACGCTTGCCGCGCCGCCATGCTCAACCATTCCGGTGATACCGCCGATATGGACGAACCTGTAAGTAATCGTGATGAGTTGAAAAAGGGATTGGCAGCCATTCGTAGCTCTGGCATAGCAATCGACGGCGAGAAGATACTGGCAGAGCGTGATGCTCTTAACTCTCCGGCAACTCCGGATGGTTGGATTCCGGTAAGCGAGCGGATGCCGTTGCCGGCAGCGCCGAAGGAGGTGGGGTGATGGATTACTCGAAATTGAATAAGCATGAACTGGCCGATATGCGCAATGCCATCGAGAGAGAACAGAAGCGCAGGGAGGAAGGGCCAAAGGTAATCACCTACCGTGTGACATCATGCATGACCGAACATCGATATTTTAAAGACCTCAAGTGCGCTCTGCTATGCCTGAAAGAGACTGTCGACATGGTAATAGAGCATTCTCTGGAAGATGGTGGGGAATACGTTAACAAGTGTACTGGAATCGTGGGTGTAGTTTTCCGGGCTGAGGAGGTTGCACAGGCAGATTTCGACGCGTGGGAAAAGGAAGGACATTACGACGACATTTGCTTTGAGGGCAGAATCGGAGGGTTAAGTGATGCCGCCAGTTAAAGTCCTAGTAATCACCGTTGCCATGTTTGCTATCTGCCAGTTAATTGCTAGCTCTGATATGGGGGTATGGTGATGGCTAAGTTCAGCACAATTCAGGAACTAACAGGCGCTGATATGGAGCAGGGAGGCTCACTGATGAGACGTTACTTGAATCAGTCTTCACTGCCTACGAGAGAGAAGCGCTTAAGCATGCCGAAGTTATGTGTATTCCGGCGTGACAGAGTTCTTCGCAGGTTGATGAAAAATGAAATGACAGCTCTCGCCAGTCGCATTGCAGCCTGGAGCAACTCAGATGCCTAAATCCTCCGCAGAACGCAAAGCAGCTCAGCGGGCAAGGCAGTCTGCTGCCGGTACAGAGAGGACTGCCGAAGTCCACCAGCAGCGCGAAAGAGAAGAACACCCCATGTGTCGTAATTGCAATGACGGTATCCGTAATGGTTGCTCGTCATGCGCCTACAAAGATAAATAACCGGGTGCAGCCGGTTAAAGTGGAGAACTAACTATGAGCGGACAAAGCCAACGTTTTCTTACTCCTGACGACTTATATCAGTTAACTGGTTATCGTCGCCCTTCCCTTCAGTGTAAAGCACTTAAGGAGTGCGGCGTATTTTTCATCCCACGTAGAGATGGAAGACCAGGAACAACATGGGATCATGTCTCTAATCCCATGGGTCTGAAACTGGTTATTAGCAATCCTGAGGAAGAAGAACCAAACTTTAAGGACATGTGATGCCTAGAGCCCGCAAAAATCCAGAAGATAGCTGGATGCCGCCCCGCGTTCGTCGGGGCAAGTCAGCTTATGAGTTCCGTTCAACAGATGGACGAACAATCAGATTATGTGATGCAAATTTGACTAAATCCCAGGTATGGGCTGCTTACGAAAATTTCATCAATGATCTCAAGGTTGGGACGAACTTCCTTGCCTTGTGTGAAGATTTCTACAATTCCGGCGACTTCCATGAACTCGCCATGGAGACACGCAAGGATTACAGAAAATACGGAGCAAAAGTAAATATTGCCTTCGGAAAAATGAAGCCCGATAACATAAAACCTGAGCACATCAGGAAGTATATGGATAAACGAGGTGTGAAAAGCCGAGTCCAGGCTAATAGGGAGAAAGCATTTATTTCGAGGGTGTTCAGATGGGCCTACGAGCGCGGGAAAGTAAAAATGAATCCTTGCCATGGTGTAAAACAATTTAAGGAGAAGGCCCGCACCAGATATGTTACAGACGTTGAATACAATGCTCTTCTCAGCGTTGCGTCTGATGTGGTTAAGGTGGGCATGGAACTCGCCTACTTATGCTGCGCACGTCAGGGCGATGTGCTTGATTTGAAGAAAGCGCAACTGCTTGAGGAAGGGATTTTAATCGTTCAGAGTAAAACTTCAGTACCTCAAATAAAGGCATGGACTGAACGATTACATAACATTATTAAATTAGCTGATTCAACTCCACTTCATGCTGGGTTGAGCAGTATTTTTGTTCTCCACCAGCAATCAGGTTCCAGGTTCACGCGAGACGCGTTTAACGCTCAGTGGATGAAGGCCAAGAAGCTGGCGTGTGAAAAATATCCTGAAATGGATTTCAACTTCACCTTTCATGATCTGAAAGCAAAAGGTATCTCTGATCTTAGTGGTTCGTTGAATGAAAAGCAGGAAATTGCAGGCCATAAGAATGCATCACAGACAGCAAGATATAACCGTAAAATTTCTGTAGTGCCGGTGGTCGGGGGGCAGTAATGCCCTCTTTTTATGGCGACTGCGAATGGCGAAAGAATGGTGAAAGCGGCGTATAAAAACAAAAAAACCACCCGTAGGTGGTTTCACGACACTGCTTATTGCTTTGATTATTCTGTATATTTCCCATGGTACCCGGAACGAGACTTGAACTCGTACAGCCTATGGCCGAGGGATTTTAAATCCCTTGTGTCTACCGATTCCACCATCCGGGCTCAGGGAAAATTGGAGGCGCGTTCCGGAGTCGAACCGGACTAGACGGATTTGCAATCCGCTACATAACCGCTTTGCTAACGCGCCTTTAAATCTTTAACACCCGCAACTGCCGATGTTTTAATTTGGAGCGGGAAACGAGACTCGAACTCGCGACCCCGACCTTGGCAAGGTCGTGCTCTACCAACTGAGCTATTCCCGCATTATCAAGTTGATTTGATAACCACTTGATTTTGCTATCGTCTGGCAATCAGTGCTGCCGTTCGATGCGTTGCATTCTACTTATCTCACGCGGTGAGTCAACGGTATTTTTCGCAACTTTGTATCGTTTGCTGAAAATAACGCCGAAACGA